ATCTTTGTTTCATCAAAAATCAAATCTTTATTTTTATCACGATAAACTTTAACAGGTTTTGCTTGTCTTAGAGCTTCGTATTTACCTTGGTGTAACCCTAATGCGTGTGAACCTCTATATTGACCTTCAACAAGTCTTGCAACACCATTAACGTTGTGGTATTCCATAACACCTTTCTTACCTGGTTCAGTGGTGTTCATCCATTCGTGGTATTGCCAAACACCTTTTTCATCTTTATAAGATAATGTTAAGGTATCATCAAAGACATTCGTTACTTTATTTCCTGTTGATGAATTTCTAACTCCAATGATATTTACGTCGAAACCTTTATTAGTTGAATCATCAAAGTAAACATAACCCTTAGATTTAACGGCTGACTCAATTTTTTCTCTTGAATATAACATAATTTTTATTTTTTAGTTTATTTTAATAATAAATATGTTGTTATGATATTTATGTTTTTAACCCCAAAAAATTATGGAAGAGATTATAGATGATTACGATAACGATTTTGGTGACCACAGTACAACTAGTTTTTAATTAGTGGTGTGTATTTATTAGTATGACTAAAAGAGAACGACTAATCGAAATTATTGACAGATTAAATGATGGTGATGATATTACTGATGTTCTTACCTTATTTCGTAGTATGGATAACTTAATTAATGTTATTACTAAGGAAGGACTTTTAATGATGTTAAACCCATATGGGACAAGTTTTAATTCTGATTATCAAGGTCAGGTATTATTAACTATGTTGAATAACGATATTGGAGGTGATGTGTTAAGAACTATTGCTGAAGAATGTTTTAGGGATGTTCTTGAGGAAAATGGTGAGTATTATTATATAGGTTCTTATGGTGATGGTGAATTATCTGATTTAAAAGAATTATTCGAAACGAGTAGTAATTATTCCTGTGAAAGAATTGCAGATGCTATCTTATCTAATGAATATTATGAAATGTTTAGTATAGATAGAGTTGATGTTTTTGATGACGTGGTTAACCAATTAAATATTGAAAACCAAGAACGATTAAAAAAACATATTTTAGATAAACATCGTGGTTTTGAATTTGATGATGGGACCATATTAGGTGATGATAATGTGATTGATGCAATTAATGACCAAAGTTATTTTGACGAGATATATGCAATGGATGATAACTTGGAACAAGAACTTTATAATGTCTATAGTCAAGCCTACAATAACGCTTGGGAAAGTGAACAACAAAAATATGTTTTTGGGGCGTTAACTGAGTATTTTGATATGGATAACCTTTGGGGTAAAAATGAAAAAGGTGATTGGAAATTAAAAATAAGAATACCTAACTTTGAACAGATTGTTAGTGATTATTTGGTAGAAACGATTGATGGGTATCCATATGAACCAATAGATTATTTTGGTAATTTCATTTCAATTCTAACTCTGTTAATGAGTAATCATCGTGAATATAAGTATTTGTCATTTAGAATTATTGAATACCCTTATAATGTGAAAGAACATATTAATGAGTTATTCGGTGATTATATATGAGTGAAGTGATTAGTAAGATGGTGAAAAAGATTGTTGATAAACAATTGGAGTCTGAGCCTATTAATTATGACAAACTTATTAAAGAATTGGAAAAATTAAAACAAAAATTAAAATCTGATGTTGTAAATTGTGTTGATTAAGAAAAAATAAAGGATTACCTTTATTAAAAAAATAAGATATGCAAACATTAGTATTTAACACAACAACAAGAACCGCGAAACTTTATGAAGGAGTAGCAGAAAAATCTGACATTATTATTGCTTACACTGAAGTCCCAACCGTTAAAGTTATGGATGATGGGTTTTACCAAGTAATGCAATTAGATGCAATGGAAAAACAATTGCCGGTATTACGAGTACCAATTGCTAACACGAATATGTTCGTTAAATCTTAATTATGAAATCTATTAGTCAAATCTTCCGTACTAACCGAGAGTTACTTGATGAGCCTGAAGTTCAGGAACTTGTTGATTACACTAGGGAATTGGAAGGTTTGGTTATGGATAAAAAAATTGAGGATAATTACGACAAAGAAGATGTCTTATTAGGTATTATCCGAGATATCTATTCAAGTTGTAAAGATACTTTGGAACAAGATGAATTACACGAAAGATTTCCAAGGGAGGTTGAACCTATTGGTGATTATAAAGAAAGTCTTGTTAATTTAAAAAGGTTTATCTCAGATATGTGTAGAGAAAATAGAATTAATTTATGAAGAAACGAGTTTATTTGGTTGACATTGATGGGACCATTTGTGATGATGTAAAGAATGAGGAAAGTCATTTATATTCTGAGGCTAAAGTTTATGATGGAGCATTAGAAGAGTTAAACAAATTATATGATGAAGGTAATATAATCACTTTTTTCACCGCTAGAGAAAGTAAAGACCGTGAGGTAACTGAGATTTGGTTAAAAGAAAACGGATTTAAATACCACGGGTTAATAATGGATAAACCTAGAATCAAAGGTAGGTCCGAATACGTGTGGATTGATAATGTTCCAATTCGAGGTATTACCTATAAAGGTAAATGGTCACCAATTGTTGAGAAACAATTATTTTGTGATGAAGTTAAAACTATGTTAATGTTTAAGAAATGAAAAAGGTAAAATTAGTTTTAGGGGAGAACGGAGAATCTTATCTATTATCCTATGATGATATAGTTCTTGGTGATGAGGTTTGTGAGTTATTAACAACGGGTGAATGGTCACCATTGACGATTCATACTCTTAATGATATTGATAAAGAAAGTCAAAAGAAAATCATTATGTATGGTAATGAGATTGGATGGGTAATAGATACTTTTGATTACGAAACAGAAAAAGCTATTTGGGATTTAAGACATCACAGAGAAATTGAAAAATTGGATATTGATGCGATATTTGATAATGATGGTGATTGTTATCTTGATATGATAATCATTGAAGGTGATTATTGTGGGTATAGAATACCTCATCTAATCGAAAATAAGGGAGTAATAAGAAAAGGGGTCTAAATCGACCCCTTTTTCTATTTCAAAGGTACAATGGTTACTTTAATAACCCCAACCTTATGGTTGGATAACTTACCGAATGATTTTTTACATAAATCAATTCTGTTTGCCGATTTATTACCCATCCTATCTGTGACTTCAACAGTGTCTGTTTTGTCGTTAGACAGGTTAGTTACGACTAGTTTAGTGTGTAGTGGTAAGTTATTGTACGCTGCGGTCGAATGTTCCCTATGAACTTTAGGGTGACCTGATGTATCATACCAAGTTGCGGTATGAACATTTGGAATTACATTTCTTGTTGTAAATGTAAAAGAATAAAATGTAAGACCTAATAATAAAAAAATTGTCTTCATAGTTTATAAATATAAATTAACAATAGAAGAAAGGAAAGTATTGGGGTATTTATAGATAAAACGAACGATGAAGACAAAGATATTAGTTACCGAATCACAATATAAGAAATTACTATCTCAATTAAATGAGGATAAAACTACTAAAGAAATTGTGGATTTAAAGGGGGATGTAAAACTTGAGTCAAAAATTAAATCCGATAGTAATAAAAAGTAAATGTTTTAGAATGAGAAATTTATTAGTCGAACAAATAAATAAGATACAATCAATAATGGGTGTGAAGTCTGAGATTATATTAGAAGCGTCCAAATTAAAAATATTAACAGATAAAGAAGGGTTAGACCAAGACCAAGCGGAATTACTTGATGAAATATGTGGTGGTTTATCGGTTTGGATGGTAGGCCGTATTAAGAACTATTTAATGGTCGTAAGTGCTACCATTTCAAAATTTAATGATGAAAGACAAGGTGCAGGTTTAAATAAATTCATCATAGACGAAATTAATAAAAACAGTTATGTCAACAGATGGCGTCAGGATATTATTGGAATTATGGATTGGATTCGTGTTGGTTTGGATGGTAATGTAAAACCATTTAAAAACTTACAGTTAGACGAACTAGTTAGAAAGTCTAAGGAATGGCACGATTCGTTAGGGTTGGGTGATGGTGATATCAATTATGTTGAGAAAAATGAGATTATAAAAGATTTCCGTGATGAAAATGGTAATGGATTCTATTGGGCTGATTTAAATACTAAGGATTCAAAAGAAGAATCGGAAAGAATGGGACACTGTGGACGTTCAATTTATGGTTATATATACTCATTACGTGAGACAAAACCAATTAATAATAAATACACAATTAATAGGAGTCATTTAACTGCCGCAATTGGTAATGATGGTGTTATGTATCAGTTAAAAGGTGCTAAAAACTCAAAACCAAAAGAAGAATATCATAACTACATTTTACCATTATTTTATGTGTTAGGTGGTAAAGGTGAGGAAGATGACTACTTAGTTCAAGGATTCGGTAGTGAATATGCGGCACAACAAGATTTTAAATTAACTGATTTACCTGATGAGGTAATTAAAGACTTATATCAAAATAGACCTGAATTGTTTGAAGGTAGAGCAATGCAAAGAAAATTAGTTGATATGGGTATTATTGAAAAGGGAAATGTTGATTATAATATTACACTTAATTTGGACCCAGATGATATCGGTAGATATGTTGATGGTGACTATGTTTATAGAAGATATAAGAAAAAAGTAACAACACCTGCTGGTGCAGAATACGATAAAACTGTTGAGGTTACAATGTTTGAAATGATATTGGCTGGAGAAGCTTGGGAATTATGGGACCACGATGGTTCTGATTGGGCGTCGGCTTTACAATATTATGTTGACGATAAAAATGAAACTGAAATACGTACAATATTAAGAGAAATAGCTCAACGGAATGATGATGAATTCGTCGAAGAAGACTTTAACGAAAAAAATCTTGAAGAATTAATTGAAGAATATGATGATGATTATAATATTAGAAGTGCGATAGGTAATGCTCAAAGTAATGCTGAGGCTGATGATTATAGTAATCATTTATACAATGAATTAAAAGATGCTTTAGAAGAATATGGTACTATTGAAAAAATGGATGACACAGGCGTTATATTACACATAAACGTTGAGCCATATTTAAATGAAGTTGGTGATGACTATTTGGATGACTATATGGAGAGATGTGATGATGATATTAAATGTGTATTTTATGAAATGGTTTCCGGTGACGATATTGATAAACCAAGATGGAACCCCGATGATAGATGGTCTCCTGATGTTAATGAAGGTTACTTTAATGAAATGTTATCCGATTATCTCCACGATGCTAAAAGTAATTATGGAATTCAATAAAAAAGTTTAATAAAAAAATGGAACCCCTCTCGTAAGATTGGGGTTTTTTGTTTATATTTGTTGAAACGATAAGAGATATGGAAAGATTTTCAATGAGAGAAGTGTTAAAGGAGAAATTTGGAGAACCTGAAAAAAACGTTACAACTGCGAAGTCAACTAAAAAGGCTGAGAAGAAAAGTACGGGTAAGTACATTGTTAAGATAGTCGATGGTGTTAAATATATGGTTTTAAAATAAGGGATATGAATATAGTTGGTAAAACAGTAATGGTTGATATTGAGAACAATATCACATTAGAGAACGGGTCAATAACAATGACTGTTATACATCAAGCGTACATTGGCCAAAATCACGTTGATATTGAGTTGTCGGATTATTCTAACGTTTTATTCTTAGGTAGAGAAATTAACGTTTCTAAGTTAAGAGAAATCTTGAAAAATATTGATATCGACTTAGATTCATTAGTTGGGAATAAATGTGAAGAAATATTCACTGAAGAAAATATCGAATATTTACAATCGTTATATACAAAATAAGGTATGCAAAAAAGAGCGGTAAGTGGTGTTGACTTTGAAAATTCATTCCAAGTTGATGGTTGGGTTAGGAAGGCAACATCCCCAAGATTTAAATGGAGTGGTAAAGGCCGGACTATAATTGATAAGATAAAATCCGTTAATTATGACCCTGAATTCTTTATCTTGGATGAGAGCTCAAAGATGTCAAAGTATGACATCGTTAATACAATCACGGGTGGTAAACGTGAAGTTAAGAAATACCCCAAAGAAGGTTTAAAAGGTTGGTCATTGTATTCTGAAGCCTTTTTCAAGATTGCTAGTGAGAATGCCGTTAAACAGATTAGTGTTGATGTTTACAATAAATTCGTTGAGGATTATTATAACCACTATAAGAACACAGGTTTATTTGACCGAGTAATTGAGAAAATGAATGAAGGTATTGAAGGTGTTCAGGTCATTGGGGAATTTATCCCGATGGATGAATTAAAATTCAAAGTTGACATTATTCGTAATAGTTGGAAAAAATACCATAGATTAAGTATACTCATTAAATTAAAATAATATGACATTTGAAAATTTTTTTAAGATATTAGATTGTTACAAGAGAGGGTCTGAAATGATATCAGACCTTCATTCGTTGGGGTTTGATTTAATGGAGGGGAAATATCAGTTATCTGATATTTTATACGAACAACTACAAAACTCAATACGTTTTGTATATGGTGATGAAGGATTGGATTGGGTGGAATGGTTCATCTTTGAAAATGATTATGGTGATAAGAAAATGGGGGCAAATGATGAAAATGGTGATTTAATATGTCAGACATTTGAAGAATTGTTTGTATATTTGGAAAAAAACTGCAAGATATGAAAACAAATTCAATAGTTGATTGGGATTTATACCACGAAATGAGGGGCACACCAATTGAAATAAAAACAGGTGAGATAAAAACAGAGTTAAAAGATTATTTACCCCCGATTACGGAGATAATAGAATTCTATCGTAAGATTTATGTTGGTAAAGAATTTGTGTCTAAAGATGAACACGGGCCAGAAACTTTTGGGTTTATTAAAGACATTAATTTAACTATTAATGTGACTAGAGATAAACACACTCAAAAAGAAATTGAAGATGGACATTTAAATTTCTATCTTGACGACTTTGAGTATAAAAAGAAATACACAGGTTATCAGATATTGGTACGTGTTATATCAAAAGACGATGTTAGTTATAATTTAAATGAAATATTTGTGATGGTATGAGAAAAGTTAAAATACCTTTAGGTGCTGCGATGACCATATTTCCTGAAATGAATGATTTGGGGAATATGCCTCGTAAGAAAAAGAAGATGATGAAAAAGAATTTTTCTAAACTCTTCGCTAAAAAATTTAATGAATGGTTAGAAAATGGAAAAGGAGAAGTCTGAAGAAGAATTATTATTGGAACGTCTAATTGAGGACGCTAAAAATTACACGTCTGGATATGAGGCGGCGTTGGACCACATTAATATGGGGTACATTCATTTATATAAACAATTGGATGGTAATGATGATACGGGATTGTTATCGGAAATGAAAGAAATATCACAAAAAATAACTAATTTAATTATAGATAGCGCGGATGACGGAAATAATGTTTAACTTTGGACTTGTAATCATATTCTTAACATATTGTTTGTTTGTACATATTGTGGTTAAAAATTCTCGATATGATATTTTTAATAAAAAATTAAATGTTGGGTTATCACTATTATTAGTATGTGAAATGTTAATTCTATGGTTACTAGTATGAAATATATTGTAAACACAAAAGACAAACAGATAGTAATCATTGAAGGTTTTACCAAAGACCTACAAAGTATTAAAGACATATTCAAAGGATATCAAATAATATTTCAACCGATTAAAGACGAAAAAGATGGCGGCAATAACAATGGAAACGATTAAGATTGGTAGAACTACTTATGAAGTTAAAAGTGGTGATTACATTTTGTATAATGGGTCTTGTTATCAATTCATTGCTGGTGATAAAAGAACATTAAAACTTGATGAGTTTAAGGTGAATCATTCTTTGGTGATGCCGAAGACATTGGTTAAGAAAATACCATTTATTCGAATGACTAAAGTAAATTCTAATTTAAGTGGGATTGATTGTGTAAAATGGTATTTTTAAATAAAAGGATTACCACTTTCAATTAAAGATTTAAAAATGGTTTCAATTCGAATACACTCATCGGTGAAATTAACGGCAATTTCTGTGGGTAATTCAAACCATTCGGTCCCACCTTCTTGTCCGTATTTGGAGTATTCTCTTTTCATCATAGACTCAATCTTGAGGTGATGTTCGGACTTATAAGTTCTAAGTAGAACTAATTCGTGGGGGTTTGATGTTTGATGGGTTTTAAGTCTAATTTTTGGGTCGTTCTTTGTTATACCTATTTTGAAACGTTCAGGATTTGAACCCCACTCAACAATTAAATATATATAACCCATCTGAGTTAAGATAAAAAATATTTTAAAAAAGTAATTGAAATTATTAGGTCAGAACAAAAATAAATTACTATATTTGTTGAAAGGAAATCTGAGAGCGTAATGAGGAGCGGTTCCAAATCCTGTAAAGGTTGACTTAGTGTGGGTTCGATTCCTACCTCAGATTCTAAAAGTTCTTTGAAATATTAAATAGTCGATTGGAGGGTTATAGGTGCTCCCGTATAGGTTCAAGTCCTATGTCGATTAAAATGGTGATTTGGAGGTTCAAGTCCTCTCTGGCTTGTAGCAAACATTGGACACTACAGGTCGGTAGCTCTGAGGGAGTAATCACCATTTTAAATATTATTTCCCTGCTAATGAATAAACAGATTTCGCTATGGGACTCACCTATCGTAGAATAGGGATGGGAGCGAAGTATGGGAGATATACACATTCAGAGTGTAGTTGTTTAGGGGTTAGATGTTATAACAATATACTTGAAATAGACATAAATCTCATAAGGTAATTTGAGTGGTTGAAATAAATAGTTGAGCTACGGAGGATGAGGGTTTGGGCTTATCTATAACATTACTTACTGAGAGTACAGGGATTTATTATTGTTCTTCCCTTATGTTGAAATATACATTGAATTCACCAGATAAATGAGGGCTGGACCTAAGTACTAAAGGGAAATATGTACAAATGTGTTATTCCCTTGAGGAAGGAAGAAAATATTAGTAACTGTGATACAAGGATTTGCACACAACACAGAAGCTCTCAACTTCAAATTTGGTTATAAGGCTCTTTATACAAGTGGCGTATTGAATTGGAAATCTAAGTGTACCGCATTTGAGTATATTCGCCTAAGTAACCATATAGTCAGGTGGCGGAATTGGTTAGACGCTACAGTGGGGTGATACCACTCTTTTAAAAACAACGTAAGTCCCTATGGTGAGGTACAAGTCATAGGGTGTAGGTTCGAATCCTACCCTGGCGACAAAGCTGACAACATAGTGATTGATATGTGAGGCTAACATATAAGTTGATGACAACTCGGAAAGACGAATAAAAACTACTGAACTGAATGCGGACAGTAACATAACAATAGATGCTACCAATCCTTGAGGGTTCAGCCTCATACTCCAAATTTAGAGGGTATGGTGCGAGGAACCCAACATAGTTAGGGGGAACGGAATTGGGGTATTGGGGAACTAACGAGTCGTGCGACTGACATAAAAGGCCGAACCATTATCTATGTTACTTAAAGTCAGGTTTAATCATATGGTCGACAATATGAGGTCTGTGGTAAGGTGAGAGGTAACCCGTTTAGACACTCTCATTCCACCTGAATTGGGGTCAGTAGTAAAGCGGAGTGGTGTATGTGGTTAACATATTGGATAATATCCGATGAAGTAGGTTCGAATCCTATCCCGCAACAAAAATTGAAAGTTAATTAAATATTTTTACGTAATAAGTGTGGATATCAATATTTGATAATGTGGTGTAATGTTCACCTTTCGAATTCGTAAAAGCGCCGCCCTCCCACGTAACAATAACTTGATATTCTTTAGGTAACGATTTATAAATGTCATTAACTCGTTTTTCTAAATTTCTACGATTTGCGTAGGAAACCTCCTGAATTTCTTCGTGATTTTTAAGGTAAAATGTACCACAACTTGTATCGTTTCGACCTATTTCTAAATCCTCAACCCAGTAAGGTTTAATTTCCCCATTATAGTATTCAGATACTTTAACCATATCAACAATTAAGTTAATAAACATTTGTGATTGATATTTTTCAAATACCTCACTTTTTTCCCAACCAATAATAAAAGGGTATTTTTTGCTAACCCCTTTCACAACCAAATCAATTCCTTTAATTTGGTTTGGGCTTAATGGGGGTCTAGTTACTTTTGTCTCAGAACTTGTACTCATAAATCAAATATAAATATAAATATCGTGTTGTTTTATAATCTCAAATGTTTTATATTTGTTCTATGGAAAATTTTTATTTATCGGATGAGGAAATGTCAGAATACTTAAACTCAATTGGTGGGTTGTGTAATGGGTATTTTACGGATAAAGGTCCTATAGTTGACCCAGGTTTCTTTTGTGTTAGTAATGGGTGGTTTGGGTTGATTAAGTCATTAATAAATGATTTAACTGATTTAGGTTGGAATAAAGAAACTACTCAAGTTAAAGAAAAGTTTGGTGGATTAAGATTTTATATCAATGCTGGTAGTGATGAAATCCATCAAAGGATAGGTCAAGCTGAAAAAGATAGTTATACCGTTTGTGAAAAATGTGGTGAATCTGGTGAGTTAAGAAAAGACATTGGATGGTATTTTACATTATGTGATACCCACCATAAGTTAACTAAAAATGGTAAAACTAAAGTGAGTTTCGATTATGATGGAACTTTAGCATTACCATCGGTTGAGAGTTTCGCTAAAGAATTAGTTAATGATGGTTATGATGTGTGGGTAGTAACGTCACGAGTTGGTGATGATGAAACCCCCAATTTAAATGATGATTTATGGGGGAGTTGTGAAAGGATTGGAATCCCGAAACATAAAGTTAAATTCACCAATTTTGCGGATAAGATTGATTTCTTAAAAGATAGGGGGTTTGCGTTCCATTTAGATGATGACTTATATGAATTAACCTCTATTATGGAAACTAAAGATAGTTGTCAACCATTGAATGTTGGTCATTCGGATTGGAAAATAAATTGTTTAGAAGTATTAAAAAAATAATAGATGACAAAAGAAAAAGACCCTAAATCAGGTAGTGTTGACTTAGGTGAATTTATAGTTCGTTGGGATTATAATGGGGAAGGACAAATAACCGTTTCATTAAATAATGAACACGATAAACTCATCCAAAGTGTTGAGCATACTAAATCGAGAATGTAATGTATGAAAAATTGGCAAAAGTTTATAAAGAAAAGGTTTTAAAAACTCTTGAGAAATGTGAAATGATTAAGGTTGAACATATGATATATGTTATTAATCCACAAAATAAACAATGGTTTTTTAATGTGAATTTGGATATTTTATATGTTGGATATAATTTTTGGTATTTCAGAATATTAGATAGATTATATGGGTTTAAACCATCCCAAGGTAATGAACTTTTATTAACCATAGTTAAAACTAAATTAAAGGATTATACAGGTGAGACGGGAGAAATAATTAAATCGTTAGTTGAATGGGATGTACAACCATCATTTATGGATTATGAAATCCTTGATAAAATATTAAAAAATTATAGTAATGATTGAAAAAATTATTGATACATTTGAGGGTGAAACCTTCTTAAAGGCCGATGGTTTTGATGATGCCATTATTGGTGTTGATGAAAGTACGATGAGGTTGATATACTCAGTAAGTAAATCAATTGAAATCCTAATGAAAGATGATATGTCATATGAAGACGCCATTGATTATTTCTATTTCAATGTGAGTGGCTCATATGTCGGAGAAAAAACACCAATATGGTGTTATGACAAAAGTTTAATAGAAACCAAATAATAACATAGTACTATGACAGAAGTTAAAACATTTGAGTTGGTTCACGGGAGTGATAACATAACAACAATCAAAACAATTAGTGATGTATTAGAATCCTTTGGGTTAACAATCCATACCCTTGAGATTGGGGATGAGATAACAACCTATTCAATTGAAGTATTAAGTTAAAAGTTTACATAAACGTAATGTTATAATAACATAAGTAATCATACTTAAAAGATAATTATAGGTATGAAATTACATCAACTATTGACTATTGTTATACCTTGTAAAAATGAGGGTAAAATTATTGACACTACGTTAAATTTATTGAATCATCAAGAAAAAATTGAATACGTTAAAGTGGTGGTTTGTGATTCTTCGGATGATAATATTACTAATCAATTGTTAACGAATAGGGTTAATGATAAGTTTAACTTAGTTGTGACTAATGGTGGTTTACCTTCAATTGCTAGAAACGTTGGGTTTGAATTTTGTAACACACCATATGTTTTATTTATGGATGCTGACGTTTTTGTTTTAGATTACGATTTGTTAGTAAATTGTATGACTGACATCATTACTGATGATTTAGAATTAGTTACTTGTAAATTCAGAAGTACAACAGGAGAATACAATAATGTATTTAGATTTTTTGATACTATTCAGAAAATATCAAAACCATTAACACCATTTGCGTTAGGTGGTTTTATGTTATTGAAATCTAATAAGTTTATTGAGATTGGTAAATTTAACGAAAACGCTAAAGTTGCTGAGGATTACTTATTATCAAAAAAAATCAGGTCATATAAATTCAGGGTTTATAATTCAACCGTGTTTACGACACCTAGACGATTTAAATCTAAAGGATTGTATTATATGTTGAAATTAATGATAAACTCAATAATTCATAGAGATAATGAAAATTATTTTGAGAATGATAACAACTATTGGAAATGAAGTGGAGAACTATAATTATGAGTGATTTACACTTAGGTGCCAGACAATCACAAACTGATAAAATTCTGAAATTTTTAGAGGAAAATACTTCGGAAAAAATAATATTGAATGGTGATATTATTGATGGATGGGCGTTAAAGGGTAAAGGTAAGTGGACCGTTGAATGTAATAAAATCCTTAGACGATTTATGAAGATGTCCGAAAAGGGTGTTGACGTTGTTTGGGTCAGAGGTAATCACGATGACTTCTTAAAAGGGTTTATTCCATTTACAATTAATAACATTGAGATTGTTAGAACTCACGTACATTATGGTCTTGATGGTAGACGATACTTTTGTTTTCACGGGGATGTTTTAGATTTTGTTATTATGAAGATGAGGTGGCTAGCAGTTGTTGGGGGTTATTCTTATGATATTGTTATTAAATTTAACACCTGGTATAATAAAATTAGAAAAATGTTTAATTTACCATATCATTCATTAGCAAATGTAATTAAACAATCAGTTAAGGGTGCAATAAATTTTGTGTCAGATTTTGAAACTAATGCCAAAAATTTAGCAGAACAAAAAGGGTATGATGTTGCGGTTTGTGGACACATCCATCTACCTAAAATTGAGGAAAAATATATGAACTCAGGTGACTTTTGTGAGAACACTACTTGTCTTGTTGAGGATATGTCAGGTAATTGGTCAATTATTACCGTGTAACATTAATTTTATATTAATTAAAACCCCATTCTTAAAGTTTGGGGTTTTTTTGTTGGATAAATCATTTAATTATTGTTATCTTTAAATAAAAAAATAAGCAGATGAGTATCTCAATTAGTGTTGATTTAGATGAGGTTTATGACCAAATGGATTCTTGGGATAAGAATAGTATGTTGGATTATTTACGTGAGGATGGTTATTTAACAGATGAACCATCCGGTATAAATGACGGAGTATCAATCGTAATACCTAGTGACTCATCAATGGGACAAGAAGAACATTTAAGATTGGTTTCAAAATTAGGGGGTTTATATTTTCGCATTAGTGATGAGGATATGGAAATAATTCGTAATATTGTTAAAAAGTATTAGACTTATGAAAAACAAGAAAGGTAAAGTTGAGATAAATAATAGAACTGCAATAACGGCGGATTTAAATGGTTTTTGTGTTTATTCAAAAGAACACGATTTCATTGAGCTAACTGAATGGACTAATGGTGATGGGTTTGATGTTCTTATCAGTTCTCACAATGATAAATCATTTTCATTAACTAGAGGTCAATTTGATGCTATAAAAACATTAGTAAAAAAATTAAATAAATTATGAGAAAAACATTATTAGGGTTAGTTTTAGGTCTTGGGTTATTTTCCTGTACGGAAAACTCAAGAATTAAAAATTTCGGTGGTGAAGGTGATTTAGATTTGCCGTCAGGAAATAAATTAGTTAATGTGACTTGGAAGGAAAACCAAATTTGGTATTTGACAAGACCAATGACATCAACAGATGAGGCGGTTACTTACACATTCAAAGAAGAATCATCTTTCGGTGTATTACAAGGTACATTTTTTATTCACGAACATAAATAGAAATTATGAAGTTTGACTTATGTGATGACCAAATCCAAAAATTGGATGAGTGGAAAAAATCTATTAAAATTGTATTTGGTGAATATGGACTATTCACTTATAAATTTACACCAACAGGTATTGGAACCTCCGTTGAGGTGTATAGTGAGTTAGCTGATGTTTCATTAGATTTAACAGAAATTGATAAATGGTAAAAATATGAAATTATGCTAGACGAAAAAGTGTTAAGGTATGTTGACCGTTTGGAATCCGAATGGGAAGAACACGGGAAGATAATAATTGGTCTTGATTTTGATGATACAATCTTCCCTTGGAAAATGGACGACTTTGATTTTGATTCGGTCATTCGAACTATTAAAATGGCCAAAGAAACAGGTGCATACATTGTTATCTTTACGGCGTCTAAAGTTGAACGTTATCCTGAGATTATAAAATTTTGTGAGTCTAAAGATATTGAGATTGACGGAATAAATGAACCACCTATTGAAACGGAATATGGTAATCTTGGAAAGATGTTTGCTAACATTTACATTGATGATAGAGCTGGGTTGCACGAATCTTTAGAAATACTAACATTGGCAATGTACAGAATCCGAGGTAAGAGAACATCTAAGTTTAATGAGACTTTAAAATGAAAGATATGTTAAAAATTTGGGGTGAATCATTATTGGAACCATTTAAAAATGTGGTTAAGATATTAACTAACAAAAGTTTTTGGAAATGGGTTATTGCTACTATGTTAATAGTTATGTCACCAATTGTGGTTTTTTATGGTTTGGTTTACTTATTTTTAATTGTCACTTCATTTATATGTTGGGTTTTACCTGGTAGTTTTCCAATACCTTTTTATCATCCATTAATTGGTATGGGTGTAGATAGGTTTTTTATATTGATTGGGGTTATTATTTTTATAGTGTTTGAATTAGAAACAAAAAAGGTTAAATAGATATGGGAAAGAGAAATATTTGGGAAGAATTAAAGTTACGTATTGGCGCGGTGGCTTTCGGTATATTCATTTGGTCAATGGGAATGACTGATGAAGAATATTTTGACGCTATTTACGAACAAGAAAAGGGGTTAAAAGAAAAGACCGATGAGTCAGAGGATTAAGATTTCATTTGAAAGAGAGGGTCGGTACACAGTTATTGACCCCCAAGACATTGCGGAAACAAATAAACGTATTAAAAAAGAAATGACACCAATCATTCGAGAGTTTGAAAGGAAACAATTTGAATCTTGGTTACAATCGGGTAAAAATATTAAGTTATGAGATACACTAGAGAAAACATATTGAATTTAAGAAAACAATTAATTAAATATTGTTCAGAAACTAATCTTCGTGACATTGAATTTCTCACTGAGAAATTAATAGACTACCCTACTATGGTGGAAGTTGTTACTGAGTTAGGTGAAGTACCTAATGGGTACATTAAGACTGAATATGTTTCAACAGGACACGGTGCTTTCGGGGAACCTGAAGGTTATACTATACGTAGAGTTTGTGGTAGTGGTGATTTAGATAATCGTAGGGTTATGGTGTTTTTAGATTCAGAAGGTGTTCCGGTATTTGCTTGTAATAGAGACGTTGAAAATTTAATTAATATAGCTAAAGAAGCTCATTCAAATAGTTTTACAATATGAAAGATAATAAAGAAAAAGAAATCACCCAAGAGGAGATTAATGAAATTGAAAGATTAACAGGCGGTAAAATTGGGACACATATATTTGGACCAAATAATGAACACTCATTAGAAAATTCATTATTATCCCCCGACGGAACATATGTTGGTAGTATTAAAGAGGCAAGATGGTATGTGAGTAATCAGATGATGATTGATGAACAATATCCCCACGGAGTTGCTGCGGTAATCACACCTGAAACATATGGGACCGATAATCCTGTGATTGAAGGTATGTGTGGTTATACTCATAGAGGCGCACAATTATTTAGGATTGGTGATAGATTATTTGATGGTAAATATAAACCAACAAAAGAAGATTACCCTGAAGATGAATGGAATCTATATGAAGAAAATTTCAAAAAATTGTACGAGGAAGAAGATGAATTAGGTAAAAAATGGATGGATGCGGATGGGTTATCATATGTGATACCATTCAAGTTAAGAGGTTCTAAGATTATTGAAACTATGGAAGACGCTTTTGAGGCTGCTAAAAATATGTCAGATTATTTGAGTTAAAATGAGTGATTGGAAAGACGAGATTGAATTACCCTCAGATGATGAGTATTCAAAATTTATGGATAATATTTTTAATAAAAATAATAATATGATTGCTGCAAAATGTAATAGATGTAACACATATGGTAATTGTATGTGTAATTTTAATGACGATATGGTTCGGTATAGTGAGACCTGTTCCTGTAATCCAAAAAATGGGGGTTCAGGTATATGTGGTTGTGTTATGGCGAACACAATGGTCCCCAACCCAAAGAAATATGGGACACCAGTAATTAATACTCCATATCAACCATTTCTAAGTCATAAGATTAATCAAACTAATAACATATCTAAAAATGATGTTATACTTGAAAAAATTAAATTAGAGTTGTATACTAAAATTAGTGAATTAAAAAATGAAACCGATAATGGTAACGTTTTCATTAAAACATATAATGATGGTCAAATTAGTGGTATTGAAAAGGCGATTGAATTAATAAATAAAAAATATGACAAGTAGAGATTTTGCGTTTTTCTTACAGGGTTATTTTGAAATATCTGACCCTAAAGAGATTGGTCCTGATGAGACCGAAATGATTAAAAGACATTTGAATCTTGTATTCAAACACGAGATTGACCCAAGTATGGGTGATGAGAAACATCAACAAGTGTTAAATGAAATTCATAGTGGTAATGGGACTGCAGGACCATCAACTATTTTTCCGTTGAATAATAACCCAAATGATGGTGTATTGAGGTGTTAATATTACATAAACATACCATCAACACCGAATTTTCTAAATAATTTACTTCTTCGTTTACAAGAACTACTTCTTTTATTTGATTTTTTACCAAAAATTAGTTTAGCGAGTTTAATAACTATCATTAATATAATAGTTCCAGCAACTACCGCAATTGCTACAGGTGGGACTGCAACACCAAGAATCATAATTGGAACCGCTTGTTCTTGAATAGGTTGTTGTGGTTGTTTTTGTAATGTTGATATTTTTTTAAGTTCTGATTTTAACACATCAATATTATTAATGTTGTTGATTTTTTCTTGAATTTCAGATAATTTACCTTGATATTCGTTTTGAGGTATGTCAACAGGACAATCAGGGGACAATTCTTCAATTTCATCCGCAGCAATAGGTGTAACATTAGATTGTGATAACACATTATTTAATGTTTGTAATTCTGATGTTAAATCAGTTGACTCTATCTGTTCGTATAGACTTTTAATGTGTGTTCTATCTGATTCTGTGATAATAAATTTTCTAGTCATAATTGGAATTATCTTAATTAATTAATAAATATAACCCCGGCATAAAAATGTTGGGGTTTTGTTATATTTATTAGTATGAAAATAATCATCAGTGAAAATAAAGTTAAGACGATTAAACGTTTAATTAAACGTCAAGGTGTTGAGAATGTTGTCCAACTAATGGGTGGTTGGAAAACTTTTAGTGAAGTTTTAGAATTTAAAAACCCAATGGATTTCTTACATCTGTTTGATGATTTGGAAGTTGTACAATCAGAAGAAAAACCTGATTTGTTATTATTTCGTTATGAAAAAGGTAATAATATAATGCTTTACCGTAAAAGTAATGAAGATATTTTTGTCAATAGTCGTGAAATTTACAAAATTATGGATGAAAAATTTAGCCTCATATTTCCTGTATTTGTTAGACTTATTGAGAGTTGGGTGGATAAGGTCTATAATTTAAAAGTAGGGAATGTGTATACTGCAAATAGGGGTGACGCTATAATTGTGTGATGTCTACAATTTAAAATGAAACTATGAAAATAATAATCAGTGAAGATAAACTTGAGAAGGTTCAAGAATTAATTCAAAAGCAAGGTGCTAAACGTACGATTCAATTAATGGGTGGTCCTCAGAATTTATTAAGACTATTTGGTGGTGGTTTAAAAGAATTTTATAAAACTACGGGTTATGTTCCATATAAGTTCGATTCGACAGGTGAGAATATGTATATAGATGAAATGTTAATTCAATCCCTTAATTTAGAAGATGTGTATGATTCTGGAAAAAATCTTGGTAATTTTAGATGGACTAGTAGTGGTATGGATTATAAGGTTAATACGGTAGTCACTAAACCTTTTAAAAGTAGAAATGGTCAAGAGTTACGGAGAGTTGTTGGGATAAGTGGTGATTCAGGATTTGGTGATTTATATGACAGGGGTATAAAAAAAAATACAATTGGTAAACGAGGTAGAGCTCAGATTTTTAAACAAATCATTGAAAAATATAATTTAAATAGTTACTTATGAAAATAATAATAAGAGAAAATCATATCAAAAAAGGTTTGTTTAAATATTTTGATAAAGAAAAGGAGAAAGGTAATCCTGTTAAAGTTGATGATAGTTTATATAAGTTATTTAGATTACCGTATTTAGATAACTCATTATATGAATATTTGATTGAGTACAATGGTGGTTTAAAAAAATCAATTGAAAAAACTAAAAAATTAATCTCTAAATTACCAAATAATATACCATTCGAATCTCGATATGATGGTGAATTATTTTTTGGGATTTGGGATGAAAGTGAAATTAATGAATGGGGAGAACTTGAATTATCTGTTGATGTTTCAGGTGAGTTAAATAACGCTCAGTTTTACGGTTATGATGAAGAAGATTATGTTTATAGAGACGCGTCACTATCTGAATATTATTTAGAGTCGAATGATATTGCTGAAGAAAGAGAAATTAAGGATACATTAGAAATTGATATTAAACATTATCTATTGGATAATATAACAAAATATACAGGAATTCATATTGACATTAAAGAAATTGATATTGTTGATTAATTAAAAACCCCCAACATAACATTGGGGGTTTTTGTTTTATAGTTTAGCAATTTGTATGTCATTGAACTTATAGAATGAAGTACCTTCTGTTTCAAGGATATCAATTCTGTCTTTATATCTTTTATTCATTGTGTCGGTAACTTTATAAACACCATTCTTTTTTCCGGCATTTTTAATCATTACCAAATCCCCATAATTGAAATCTCCACCAAATTTTTTAAGTAGATTTCTACTCATAGCAATCCATTTATGTTCACTTGCTTTACGAGGATTGATTTTGAACATTCCTGCGGTTATCAATGGGTCTTTATCACATTGACCTTTAACTGCGTAATACATTGTTGCGGTGATATGAAGTTTAACGACTTTACGTTCTTTAATTTTAACCTCATCTTTCACAGATTTTTTCACTTCACTAATCAATTCTTTTTTATTTGTTTTTTTAGATAAGTCCATCATATAAGTGACGTACTTGTGATAGAACATACCTAAGACAAAGATAATAGTTGTGTTTCTCAATTCTTTCAGTTTCATAGTATCTATTTTTATTGGTTATGGTTACGAAGATAGTTAATAAAGTTAGATTTCAAGTATTGTAAAAAATGAAAAAAATGATTATGTTTGTTGAAATTAATATATGTGTTTATGAAAAATTTATTATTAGGGTTTTGTTTGATGTTGGTATCATTAGTCTTTGGACAATCTGATGATGATACTCTTTTTTATGATATGTATTGGGTTAAAACAGATACTTTGCCTGATATGACTTTTAAGTTAAGTAAATATATCGAGGGTGACCCAAGTCCCGAATTTTTTATAAAGGAAAATATTACTAAGTGGGACACGATTGGGGTATTATCATATATTAGTCGACAAGTAATTGATTCGTTAAATACTCTTAGAGTTAATAAAGGATTATCAGTTATTATAAATGACCCACTATATGGTGATGATGAATATACATATAAAGAAACAAGTGTCTTTGATAACGTGGGACGAAGAAAAATGCCTTTAATGGCGTTGGACTTCTATTATGATATGGGTGAATGTACCTGTGTTAATGAAATTATTGCCGAAATAACTTCACATAAAGATATTATGAAACGTTTATTGTCTAAACGAAATAAAGTAATAAATGTTTGTGTTATTTTGGATAAAAAGACAAACGTATTCTCAACTTACGTCCAAGTTAAAAGGTTATTTGCATTAAGTTATTATATAGGGGATTAGTATGAAGAAAAAGATTGTAGTGTTCACAGGTGCGGGAATTGATAAAGAATCAGGGATTAGCACTTTTCGTGACGTTCAGGATGGATTATGGGAAAATCATAATATAGATGACGTTTGTACACCATCAGGGTGGAGGAAAGACCGTGAGAAAGTTTTGAACTTTTATAACGATAGACGTAAACAATTACCAACAGTTGAACCTAACTCAGCCCACACAGGTTTGGTTAAGTTAGAAGAGAAATATGATGTAACAATTGTTACCCAAAATGTTTCAGATTTACACGAAAGAGCGGGCTCATCAAAGATATTACATTTACACGGTGAGTTGACTAAGGCTAGAGGTTCTTTATCAAGTAAAGATACCATACGTGACATTGGTTATGACGATATTAATGTTGGGGATAAGTGTAAACACGGTTCACAAGTAAGACCCCATATTGTATGGTTTGAAGAAATGCCATTCAACGTTGAGGAAAGTTACGAAGTAATGATTGAAGCTGATGTTTTAATCATTATCGGAACTAGTTTAATGATTGGTTATACATTGAGTTTATTATCGAGTGTTAATGATGATTGTAAGATATATTACATTGACCCCCAACCTAGTAGATATTTAGACAAATATGGTAAAGATGTTACTTACATTGAGAAACCAGCAACTGAAGGTGTTGATTTAATTTTAAAAGAATTATTATGAAAAGGAATATACCTGATATGGGTAACCAATTATTATTCTATATGGATAAGGATAGAACGCCTGAAAAGTATGAAGAAACTATGATTAATCTTGAGAAAAAGATTGAGAAAGATATGATTGGGGTTCTATCTAAAATGGGGATTAATGCAACAGTTAAGACTGACAGATATTCATTACCATTTCAGGGTCAAATTAAAACAACACAAAATGGTGAATCGTATTTGAATGGTGCGTTTGAATCATTTCAATTATATCGTAAAGTTCTATATAAAATGGTTGAGTTGAATGTTTATAAAGTTAGATTTTATATCTTTGCTGAGGTTGAGGATTCATTCCCGATGGGTAAAGTAAATTATTATTTCAAGTATTATGTTCACTAAAAATTAAATTAAAGATTATGAAATTACTTAAAATTGAGGACCATAAATATCATATCATTTATGTTAATGATAATGAAAAATATGATATTTATAGACGAATTGACGAGTTTACTTGGCACATATTTCGTAGAGACAAATGGAAACAATTAGATGATTATTTAAACTTGGAAACGATGTTTAATGAACAAATGTTAAATAAATAATTATATTATGAAAAGTGTATTTTTTGTTATAGGGGTTATGTCATTTTTATCTTCTTGTATTAAGAAACAATATGGTTGTGTTCTTAATAAAACAGGTTTGTTTGAAGTTAATAATGAATCAGGTGTTACTGCAAAATTTGTTCTAATACAAAAGACCGATACTATTAGTGAAACTATATTACCTTGGACTAATTATCAATATACAATTAAGGCGGGCGTGGTAACTAAAGCAACGGTGTATGTTGCGGATACAATATATCGTCAATCAATGGATGGTTGGAAAATAAAAAGATGTCAGTTAGATGGTGATTTAATTAGGGTTAAATGATGGATGATTTGGAATATAATTATGCTAAAATTATTGATGACGAAGGTGTCGTGAATGGTGTCGCCCAAATGGAACTTGGGTCTAAGAATGAAGAAAATATCGTTAATTGGTGTGTCGATAATAATATGACATTACTAAAGATATCCAAAGAAGAATTTGATGACTTTGAGGGTGATGAAACTTATGAAATTGAATAATATAAAATGATGAGAATAATAATTTTATCTATAATAATGTTAATTACAAGTTGCGCTACGGCACCATCTAAAGGTTGTGGTTATTATAGGTCACAACAAAAAAAATTAACGAAGTATCATAGACAACATAAACACCATTCAAGATAATGAAAAAGATAATAATAGGACTGATATCCTTTACAATAGGTTTTATAGTAATGCAAATTATATTACACTATTTAATTAACTAATTATGAAAAAAAATACTATAATTACCGATTGGTTGGACCAATATGGTGACCCTGAGATTGACAAAAAGGTTGAGATTGAACTTATGAATATAATGAGGAGACAACTCAAGACAGAACATACTCAGGAGTTAAAAGATTACTTCAATGACCTACAAGAAAAATACAAAAAAGAAGATGGTGAATTCGAAAAACCTTTTATAGTTTATTTGGATATTGATGGTGTGTTGGTTTCCTATTTAAAGTTGAGGGATTTTGATGATGATGGTCGTCATTCATTCGTTCCCACGGCGGTTGAGACCCTAAACACTATCATTTCAATGTTCAATGCTCACATATGTGTCGTCTCAACTTGGGGTCGAAGTTACAGAGATAGACCTGATGAATTTAAAGATTTTCTAATTAGTCGGGGAATTATTGTTAATGGTCTGACTATTGGTGATTGTGATGATAGAGCGGGTTATGTTCTGAAGATGAAATCAGAGGGTTACAGACGTTTTCTCATCATAGACGATGAAGTATTAGAATATTACAAAAGAGTGTCTGAAATTGGATATAATCGTATTCTCTATTCGAATTCTTGGAGATGCCTTGATGAATATGATTTGGTTGGTGTGTCAAGAAATTTTAATAGAATTAATGGGTCCGAATATCCTGAGAAATTAATTAACTAACGTTGTATTTATTTGTATGGATAAAAAAGAATCGTTAAGAAGTAAAATTGATAAATTTGGTTTAGAACAAGTTAGTCAGATTTTACATATGTCAAAAATTAAATTGGCTAGATATAGTGACTATCCTGTGGATAATATTGAGATAATTTATGATTTACTATTGGATTTATACAAAGAAATGTATAACAGACCTGGTGGTAATTTTATGTATAAAGAATTTTCGATATCTTATGATAATTTTGATGGGTTGTTGATTTGGAATAATGGTCATTTTGTTCAAAATAATGGTGGTGGTGTATCTTTTGAATTTTACGCAACACCATTTTATAACGCCGAACCTATTGTTCCGATTACTTTATCTAATGTTTGGATTGATAATATTGATAATATTGATGATGGTGAAGCGATGGAAATTATTGATGAAATTGATGATGAATATTATGATTCTTACCGTGTTGATTATAAACAATTAGATAGTGTTGATAAATTAATTGAATGGTTTCATAACATTTATCTACCAAGAACGTATGATAGAATTTATGGTATGATGAGTGAAATAATTAAAAACAACAAATTATAGAAAGGTAATAACAGTTACTCTTTTTTTTATTACATTTGGTAAAAAAACTAATTATGTTAATTACAATCGCGATTCTAAGTTCTATTGGAATGATATTAAGTATCATTGACCATTCAAGTAAAGGTAAAATTGATGTTAACCTATTATTCCCCACAATCCTAACATTATCCTTATGGGAGATTAATTTAACATTATCAATAGTAACCATAGTTTTTACTGTAATAGTTGGTTTAATTGGATATATTACAAATGATTGATATTTATTTGTATGAAAAAATTGATTAGACAAATCTTAAATGAAGATAATTCTTTACAATCGAAAATTAAAAAAATGGTTGATAAGTTTGGTATTCTACATACTATTAAAGGTTTTGGTGGGTATGATAAATTTGATAAATTATTACCTAAATATTTTGAGGATAAGTCACATAGAATTGATTTGATAAATCAAATATGTGAATCTGAAGAAGAAGATAGTGGTGGATACATTTATTTTTATGAATTAAATGGTGATGATATTGGATATGAAGATTGGATGGAAGATGGTGTTGAATACAATAGTGTTTTAACTTATGTCCAAACTAATCAAGCCGTTGGTCAAACTTATATGAGAGATGCTGATGAAGAAGAATTTTATGATGAAGCTATTGATACTTTCATAGTCCCACTTAATCAATTACCTGAGAAAAAATTAAATAAAATATTTGAATTATTAGTGTATCATTATTCATAAAAGGATGTCAGTCCTCCTAACTTACAATCTGACCATTAAGAATCGGGTGAGTCGATTCGGGTTAAATTCCCCAATTAAATAGATGAAAATAAAAACCTCCAATAACCTTGGGGGTTTTTTTATTTTACTTATATTTGTTAAAAAAAGATGGTTAAAGAATTGAATATTGGTAAGTTGAATATTGAATTTGTGTTCAGACATAGGTGGGAGAAAAATCAAAGGTTTCTTTCCAATCAGTTTCGTACTAATGAATTAGGTTTATTTTGGAGGAAAGATATGGTTGTTGGTAGAAGAAAGAAAGGTAAAGCAATGTTTGATTCCGATAATATGGTCCCATCTTATATGTTTGGGGTTAATTTGATTATCTGTAAATTTTGGTTTAATATTGGTTTTAATTCATTAGATATAAAAATATGACTTTAGCTGAAAAACTTAAACAAAGATTGATTTTTGAGGTTGAAAGAATTGCCTGTAAATGTCAAATATATTATAATCCGAACACTAGAAGTATTTGGTTTATCAATCCTGAAACAAAATTTTGGTATTTTGAATACTCATTAAATGGTGATTTATGGTGGAGATATACTGGTTTTAATATTTTTAAAGATTTATATCGAATGGATGATAAAACATTTAATAATATTATTTCTGAATGGGTGGAAGAGGCCCTAAATTGTAAGGTAGTTGGAACACTAGCAATGTTGAATCCACCTGAAGGAACGGTGGAAGAGACCCTAAATTGTAAGGTACTCTCAACAAGATTTGTAAATATGGACGCATCATTGAAGGTGGAAGAGGCCCTAAATTGTAAGGTACTCACAACTGCTAGGGCTTTTACAGATTCAACCCTATTGGTGGAAGAGACCCTAAAATGTAAGGTAATAACAATTGAACCTTATGAACCTTTCAACGAAGTTAATACTTATAAAATAATTAATGAAAGTCAAACAATATGAGAACTGCGAAAGAACTATACCCCTCTTATTGGGAAGAAGAAGAAAAGAACGGAAATTTCTATGGTCCTGGTAATTACCAACCAATCATTGATGAACTTGGTAATGTCTTAGTTCAGGTGGATGATAATGACTACCAAGGGGATAGTAGAGTTTTATACGAAAAAGATGGTAAGTATGGTTACCTAATCTTTGGTTGGGGTAGTTGTTCAGGTTGTGATGGATTACAAGCCTGTGAAAACATAAAAGACATTCAATCATTAATGGATGGTATAGAATCCGATATTAAATGGTTTGATTCGTTGGAGGAACTTAAACAATACTTCAAAGACAAAGATTGGAAACTTGAGTTTAGTTGGCACGCGGATGAAACAAAAGAGTTTATTGATAAAGTAATTAATTATTAAAAAAGATGGGGATAATCAATAGTTATCCCTTTTTTTTATTATATTTGATAAAAATCTGAGATATGAGTATGACTAAAGGAATGATATTGAATTACGGACAAGCAATGAAACTTGGAGCGATTGAGGACAAAATTGAGTTATACGTTAGAATCTTTTATCCTGACAAATCATTTGGTACTCCTAATAATATTTTGGGTCGTGCAGGTCACGAGTTTTCTAAAACAACTTGGGGTAAACTTACTAAATTGGGTAAAACTGATGAGGGTTTACAACTATTGATTAATGAATTCAATGTTGAATTATTAAATGTTAAAGTATCAAATGGAATTTTATGACTAACTAACTATTTATAATTAAAATGGTATTATGAAAAATAGTTATCGTAAAATTAGGCATATAGAACAATGTAATATTTTACTTGAACAAAGAACAAATGGTAAACTTGATATTTTCAAAACTCACGAGGATGTTAGAAAATTTCAGAATTGGGTTATTAGTGTTAAAAAAGATAAAAACATTTTAGGGTCTGCAGGTGCTGATGCGGATTGGGGTCCTAGTACTAAAAATGCTTGGACTAAATATGGTAAAGAATATTTAAATAAAAATAATCCATCAAGTGATAAAACCCCAAAAAATTCTACTAGTCTTTTTGATACCGCAGTAAATTTCTTTAAAAAGTTTACTGAAGATAAATCACCATCGGCTAACTCTTCGTTATTGTTTGATGGGGATTCACTAATTTGGTTGTCAGATGGTTCTCAAATTAAAAGATGGGGTGCGACTAGTGGGGTTAATTTATTAAATGCTGAACCTAAACAATGGTTACAAGTAATTAAAAAACCTTTTACCACTACACAAGAATTACAAAAACTCCCAAATTTTGGGCCAGCACCTGAAGGTCAATATACTATTGGTAAATTACAAACAAGTCGTTTAGAAAAAACAAACCCTTTTATGGATTTTGTGAGGTATATTTTTGGGTCAAATCAATCAGGTCACGATTGGAATACCAATACCGCAGGAACAAAAATTTCTTGGGGTAATTACAGGGCATCTCTTAACCCAAAATCAGGTACGAATACTTTTGGAAGGTCTAATTTTTATGTTCACGGAGGTGCTTTTCCAGCATCTCACGGTTGTATTGATTTAACTTCTGATATGGAAAGTTTTGCTAAATTTTATTCTGCTTGGTGTGCTAAATTTAAAAAAAATAGTATCCCTTTAACGATTAAATACAATAAAAGAATAATTGATAGAATTTTGTAAAAAAAAGTTTCAGAACAGATTTTAATTAGTATATTTGTTAAACAAATTAAACTTTAAGATTATGAAAAAGACAATTTTATTTATTTTATCAGTAGTAACGTTATTCGTTGTAATTTCTTCATTCACATTAAAAAGTGATGACGATTTATTTGGTATTGCTAACCAAAAACTTGTTGAGTATAATATTAGAAAAAGTAATTATGTTATTCTAATTGATTATACTAAACCAATAACATCTGAAAGACTTTATGTTTTAAATATGAAGACAAATGAGATTGTGATTAAATCAACTGTTAGTCATTCATTTAAATCAGGGGTATTATATCCGAGTGATTATAGTAATGTTAGTGGTAGTAATAAATCATCTAAAGGTGGGTTTATCGCTAAAGGAACTTATAACGGAGGATTCGGATACTCAATGGTTATTAGAGGTTTGGATAAAGGGGTTAATGATAATGTTGAAAGTAGAAAAGTTATATTCCACTCGACTAAAAAAATGGTAACACCTTGGTCAAATGGTTGTTTCGCAACACCTGAAGATGTTAATCAAAAATTAATTGACTTAACTAAAAACGGAACATTTATTTATGTTATCTCAGAATAAAGAATTTCTTACTTAGTTTTTAAATATTACCCTTTTTTTTAAATAGGGTAATATTTATTTATATGAATTTACGAGAAGAAATCAATAGGATTCAATCAATGATGGGTATTATTACCGAATCTGTCAGTTTACCTATTAAATTAAGTGGTAGTTATCGAGCACCAAAAGGTGATGGAGATGCTCTACATTCATTTGAAAGAAGAAAATCAGACCATTTTGGTGGATATATGTTATCAGGTGGACCTGTACCATCAAACTTTAGTTCAAGAGTTAAATTAGACCAAGGAAAGGGTATTAATGAAGTATTACTTGAATTAGTTAAGAAAGGTATAAACCCTGACGTTAAAAGTATTTCAATTAATGTTAATGATGATTACTCGGTAGATTGGGAAGCAATCATTGATGAAAGTACTGATGGTAAAGCGTACGTTGGTGTTATGAGTAGAGGTTCATCAGGTGGTGGAGCTGATAGTCGTGCTCAAGGACAATTATCGGGATTAAAATCTGGTAACCCCAAGTTTTGTAATTGGAAAGTGATATTAGATTTGGATGTGACAAAACCAATCAAAATCAGACAATACTTTTTAAAATATACTATGTGTAATCCTGATGAATTACCAAACGATATTGAGGTTAATAGTGGTGACTTATCAAAAAAACTTGAAGAGTTTAAAACGTGGGAACCTGGGGAATATAGAATACCTGGTGATGAACAATGGTCATATAAATTAACAGATGATAATGAATGGGAGACTAAAAAAGATGGTGGGAATTATATTTCATTAAAATCTGCTTTGAGTGATAATAATTACATTCAAGCCTTAAACACGTTAAAGACCGCAAAAAAAGTATAACTAATATGAACTTACAAGAAAACATACTTAGGATTAAAACGGTGATGGGGTTGTATGAACAAACGTCAGAAATAAAGGCTAAGGCGTCAGTTGAAGGATTAATTAATTTCTTTGATGGTCCAAATCAAAAAGTATATAGATATAAACTAACTGCGAAAGTGAGTGATAAAAATTCTATAGATATATTTGTTAAATCTTTAGATGATACTACGGGTGATTTGACATTTCTTAATCCTCAAACAGATGTGGAAGAAACTCAACAAATACCTGTTGACCAATTATTTAAAATTAAGGAAGATGTTCCAAAAAAACGAGACATTAATAATATATTTAGTTTTAAAAAATTTACAAAAACAATTGAGATTAATCTAGTTTTTGTTGAGGAAAAAAGAATACAAATTATTAAATAATATGAACATACAAGAATCCATAAGAAGAATATTAAAGGAAGAAACTCAAAACCTTAATGAATTTATTTCGGAACTATCCGAAACATTTGAAATGTCGGACGAATTAAATCAATTTGTTAAAAAGTTTATAAGCGAATCGGATTGTAACAAAATCGAATTTTCAAATTTCAAAATTGGAGCTCTTGGGATAGCATTACATAATTTTGTTTTAATTAATAAAAATGTTCTTAAAACAAATTTAGAACATACTTTATTCGTCATATTTCACGAAATCGCTCATCAGTACCAATTCAAAAAGTACGGTGAAGATGTAATGTATAATTGTTATCTTGGGGAAATCTCAAATAACGATGCTGCCAAATTTATGAAATCAACTGAAGAAGTTGCTGATGAGTACGCTATTAGAAAAATAAAACAATTACAAAAAATGGATTTAATAAGTAAAAATTATAATCCACCACAAATGTACAAAAATGTGTCACTAGAGATGATTGGTAATATGGTGTCAGGATTTAGAAATGAAATGAAAAGTAAGAATATTGATTCACCACAAAAAATTAGTGAATACTTCTATAATATGGTAAAAAAAGAATTATAATGAACCGACAAGAAAACATAAAAAGAGTATTAATCAAGAAAATAATAAAAGAAG